CTAGAAAAGCGCAACTACTTGCCAAAGAATATAAAGCTAGGGGTGGAGGATATAAGTGAAGGCTCCGCAGAAATCTCTTAAAGACTGGGGAAAGCAGAAATGGCGCACCAAGTCTGGAAAGAAGTCTAGTGAGACTGGTGAGCGCTACCTACCTGCTAAGGCTATCGCTGCTCTTAGTTCTGCTGAATATGCAGCTACAACCAGAGCTAAACGAAAGGGTAAGGCAGCGGGTAAGCAGTTTGTGGCTCAACCGAAAGCAATTGCTAGGAAAGTAAAGGCGTATAGAACATAATGGCTTGGTATCTTAAGAATACAAATGAACTTTGGACTGGCCCAACACATACTTTGCATGGATGGACTTGGACAGAAGCAACTCATATGAGTTACTCTATGAAGTTAATTGAGGGGCCAGAGCCAGTTAAGGCCAGAACAAAAAAGGGTACATTTAAGTCTGACGATCCTTCTACGCCTAACATCGATGAATCAAAAGCAAAGCCTAGGAAGAAAGCAAAGAAATGAGTTTTGTGAACACACTGAAGCAGGAGGAGCTTAATCTTCTACGCAACATTGTGAAGAAGGAACACTTTAAGTTCTTTGATCAAAAGCACGGCAAGATGTTTGTGACCAATTACATGCTAGATCAAATGATCGACAGCATTGGACCAGAGATTGCCGAGCGTATTATCAAGCAGGGAACAGACGCGGGGTTGCGGTGATTGAGTTTAAGTACAAACCAGATGGTAATGTGCTAAAAGCATTCATGAAAGACAACACGTTCTTTCGTGGCATTCGAGGACCAGTGGGGAGTGGCAAAAGTGTTGGATGTTGTGTCGAAGTTTTTAGAAGAGCGCTTCAGCAAGACAAAGGACCAGACGGGATTAGAAAATCTCGATGGGCTATTATCCGAAACACAAATCCGCAACTACGAACAACCACGATCAAGACGTGGCTTGATTGGTTTCCTGAAACGGAGTGGGGCAAATTTACTTGGTCTGTTCCGTACACCCACCACATAAAGCGTGGTGAAATTGATTTAGAAGTTATCTTCCTAGCCCTTGATCGCCCAGAAGATGTCAAAAAACTCCTCTCCCTCGAACTAACTGGCATCTGGATCAATGAAGCTAGGGAGATACCCAAGTCTATCATCGATGCGTGTACTATGCGCGTTGGTCGTTTTCCTAGTATGAAAGACGGTGGGCCTAGCTGGACTGGTGTCATTGCTGATACTAACGCACCCGAAGAAGATCACTGGTGGCCTATTATGTCTGGCGAAGTGCCAATCCCTGATCACATTCCTCGTGAGCAAGCAAAGATGCTTGTTAAACCTGACAATTGGGAGTTCTTTACCCAACCTGCAGGTATGAAAGAAAAAAAGAATCAAGATGGTGAGATTGTTGATTATGAGCCTAACAAGAAGGCAGAGAATCAACAGCACATGCTTAAGAGCTATTACCCAAACCTTATACGCGGTAAGACCAAAAGTTGGATTGATGTCTATGTAATGAATCGTTTAGGCAGTATCCAAGATGGTAAACCTATATATCCGATGTTTGCATCTGAAGTTCATGTAGCCGACGAAGAGGTAGCAATAGCTGCCAACCTCCCTGTCTACGTTGGACTGGACTTTGGATTGACCCCTGCTGCGACCATTGGACAGAAGGTTCGTGGCAGGTGGTTAATCCAGCAAGAAATTGTTGCGGTTGATATGGGTATTGTACGATTTGCAGAAGTGCTGCGCCAAGAACTGGCTACTCGCTTCTCAGCAGCCAGTGAAGTCATAATCTATGGCGATCCCGCTGGTGACTTTAGAGCGCAGACTGATGAATCCACTCCCTTTCACATTCTGCGCGGGGCTGGCTTGAGGGCTTTCCCTGCGCCTTCCAACTCTGTTGACCTTCGTCTTGAGGCTGTCTCCTCTCAGCTTACCAAGATGATAGAAGGGAAGTCAGCCTTTTTAATAGACCGCCGTTGCGCACAGTTAATCAAAGGATTTGAAGGGGGGTATCAGTATCGTCGCATGGAAGTAAGCGGCGAAAGATATAGTGATAAGCCAGATAAAAACATGTTTTCGCATATACATGATGCGTTGCAATACATGATGTTAGGTGCTGGTGAAGGACGAGCGTTGATGAATACGCAGAAACCTGCTATGCCAGTGGTAGCTAAACGTAGTTTTGACGTTTTTAACAAGAAACCAAGAGCAAGACGCTCTGGTAATTTTTGGTCAAGGATGTAGTAAAATGTGTTTCGGTCCATCGAGAGCAGAAAAAAGAGCTGCAGCAGAACAGCGTGTTCAGGCTGATGTTGCTCAACAAGAAGCTGCGCAAGAAAAAGCAAAGAAGAAACGCGAAGATATTTCTGAGGCTTTGACAAAACGCGCTCAAACTAAATATAGTCGAGGTGGCGCTGGTCGTCGTTCTCTAATGCGATCAGGTGGCGGTGGTTTTTTAGGGCGTTTTGAATAATGAATGTTAAATCAAAACTGCAAAAGTATCAAAAAGCAAAGGCATTCCGTGAAAATTGGGTGCCTCTTTTTGAAGAGTGTTACGAGTATGCGTTACCTCAGCGAGAATCATTTTACTATGAGGAAGCAGGTCAGCGCCGTGATGAAAAGATTTTTGATGAAACTGCAGTAGTTGGAGTGCAAGAGTTTGCTTCTCGGCTACAGTCAGGCCTTGTTCCTAACTTTGCACGTTGGGCCGATCTTCTTAGTGGCAGCGAGGTTCCACAAGAACAGCGTGAATCTGTTGATAATGAGTTAGATGAAGTCACTGAGTATGTATTTGAAATATTACAGAACTCAAACTTTACACAAGAAGTGCATGAGTCATTTATGGATTTGGCGGTAGGCACTGGCATTCTTTGTGTTGAAGAAGGTGATGCAGTTAATCCAATTAACTTCACAGCAATTCCGCTTCCACATGTTGTATTGGACGCTGGTCCTAACGGAAACATTGATCATGTGTTTCGTGAGCGCAAAAAGATTAAGTTTGACGATCTTCCTATTCTTTTCCCTAAAGGAAATTTTGATCAGAAGGTTACAAACCTTATGGGCAGTGATCGTGAAACAACTGTTCTTGAGTGTGTTTATAAAGATTATACTGCGCGAAACGAAGATGCATACATTCATGTTGCTATTTGTTTAACGACAGAAACGTTACTGCATGAAAAACGTATGGTTGGACTTGGGTCTAATCCATTTATTTGTTTCCGTTGGTCTAAATGTGCAGGTGAAGTTTATGGTCGTGGTCCATTGCTTAACGCTTTGTCTGCAATCAAAACGACTAACCTTACTATTGAGATGATTCTTGAGAATGCTCAGATGTCTATTTCTGGCATTTATCAAATGGAAGATGATGGTGTCATTAATCCAGATACCATTAATCTCGTTCCAGGGACTATCATTCCAAAAGCTATGGGTAGCGCAGGTTTGCAACCTATTAATGCTGCGGGTCGCTTTGATGTTGCGCAGCTTGTTCTAGGTGACATGCGTAAGAATATTCGTGAAGCACTTTATATGAATATGCTTGGCGATCCAGACAAAACACCAGCAAGTGCCACCGAGGTTGCGGAACGAATGGCAGACCTATCGCGCCGTATGGGCGCAGCGTTTGGTCGTTTGCAAGCTGAATTGGTTCAGCCAGTATTGCAGCGTGTTATTTACATTCTAAAGAAACAGGGGCGCATTGAACTTCCGACAGTAAATGGTCGTGAAGTTAAGGTGCGTTCAGTATCACCACTAGCTCAAGCGCAAGCAAACCAAGATATCACAAGCGTAGCTCGGTACCTTGAGTTGGTGGGAACTACATTCGGACCAGAGATTATGCAGCTTCTAATCGATCCAGAACAGGTTGCTGTATATCTTTCTAAAAAGTTTGGTGTGCCAGAGAGCTTGATTCGTGATGAAGATCAGCGTAGACAGATAACTGCATTAATGCAGCAAGCAGCACAACAACAAGGAATGCAACTTGGTGGCGAGAGCTAATATCGGAATAGACGGAATCCAACGGTCAACTGACGAAGACCTGAAGATTAGTCTAAATGTAGCGCATATATTTAACACCCCTACAGGGAAAGAGGTTCTCAAGTATTTGCGCACCATTACCATCGAAATGGTTAATGGCCCTAATGTATCTACAGAGGAGTTACGCCACATCGAAGGGCAACGTTATATCGTTGGCCTAGTCGAACAGCGTATAGCACATGCACATAGGAGTAAGATAAAAGATGGAAAATGAAGCAACAGAAGTAGCAGCGGCAGATGGTCGTGACTTTGTTACGCAAGAAGATGTTGCAGCAACAGAAGCACCTGCTCGTCCTGAATGGCTGCCTGAAAAGTTCAAAACACCAGAAGACTTAGCAAAGTCTTACAGTGAACTATCAACAAAACTAGGCGCAAAAGACGAAGAGATTCGTCAGTCAATTATTGAAGAGATTCAGGCTGAGGCTTTTTCTGAGCGACCAGAATCTGCGGGTGATTACCAAATGCCAGAAAGCATTGATCAAGACTCAGCCGTAGATAATGAGTTGCTTCAATGGTGGGCCGAGCATAGCTTCGAAAATGGTTTTAGTCAGTCAGAGTTTGAGCAAGGCATTGAGATGTATGCCAAGGCTATTCTTGGCTCTGAGCCAGACTTAGATGCTGAAGCTGAAAAGCTTGGTGACAATGCAAATGCGCGAATAGAAGCTGCGTCAGCTTTTGCAAATAAGTTTTTTCCTGAAGAAGCTATACCTGCAATTGAACGCATGTGTGAAAGCCATGAGGGCATCATTGCTCTTGAGGTAATTATGGAAGCAATGAAAGATGGCAACTTTGCTGGTGAAACACAATCTGCATCTGATGTAAGTGAACGTGAGTTGCAACAAATGATGAATGACCCGCGTTACTATGATAGCATTCGTCGTGATCCAGTTTTTGTTAAGCAGGTAGAAGATGGTTTCCGAAAAATCTACGGAAGTTAAGATACTGACAAGGGGGGCATACTACATGACCCCCCTTAGTCCTTTTCACTTAGACGAGATTGCAAAAAACTTGTCACCTGAGAATCGTCGTGAATTAAGAATTATGGGATATACTAACCTGCGAGATGCAATGAGTGAGATGTACGAACAATCAGAAGCGTACATTGTTCGCAAAGAAGGTGGTCCTATTATATTTGTTGGTGGTTTATGGCACACTGAAGATCAAGATTATCCACAAATGTTTTCTCTCTTTATGAATGAGGCTATGGATAACTACACAATGTTAGCTCGTGGTTCGAGAATGTTGGTAGATTACTTGTCACAAACACAAGACCATATGACTATGACAATACTGTCTGATTATGAGGGTATGGCTAATTGGGCGGTGTGGTTAGGCTTTGAGCCAGTGGGTGTTGTTACCGCAGGTCCGTATAAGTATCTTGAATTTATTCGTTGCAATTTAGATGGAAATTGTGTTTACGATAAAGCATCACGGCCCGTGGTACACTGATTGGCCCGAAAGGATACCCAAGTTGAAGTGAAAAAAACGGATACCCGTAGTAACCCGAAACTTCAATTAGGACTGAAAAAATGGCTAATACAATCGACACAGCCTTTATCAAACAGTTCGAGTCAGAAGTTCACATGGCATATCAGCGCATGGGTTCCAAGCTACGTGGAACGGTTCGCTCAACAAATGTGACTGGCTCAACTGCACGATTCCAAGTAATTGGTAAAGGTTCAGCTAATACAAAATCACGCAACGGTAACGTAACACCGATGGAGCTGGCACACAGCACAGTCGAAGTCACTATGGCTGACTACTATGCACCAGAGTACATCGACAAGCTAGACGAGTTGAAAATCAACATCAACGAGCGTCAAGCTGTTGCACAATCTGCTGCTGCTGCATTGGGTCGTAAGACTGATGAGATTATCACAACTGCAATGGATGCAGGTGCTAACTCAACACAGATTCACGATGCATCATCTGCGCTAGAGAAGGCTGACATTCTGTCAATCTTTGAAACATTTGGTAACGAGGACATCCCAGAAGATGGCAACCGTTATGTTGCAATGTCACCCGCAGGTTTTGCTGATCTATACGGCATTAATGAGTTTGCATCTGCAGACTTTGTTGGCCCAGCCAACTTGCCATTTGCTGGCGGTATGACAATGAAAGAGTTCTTGGGCTTCAAGTTCTTCTCAACGTCTGCGGTAGCTGGTGGTAAAAACTTTGCTTACCACACATCTGCGGTAGGTCTTGGTATCAACTCTGATGTACAGACAGAAGTCAACTATATCGCTGAGAAGGTGTCACACCTAACCACATCAATGATGTCAATGGGTTCAGTCGTTATCGATGATGATGGCGTCTTTGAAGTCCTAGACAATAACTAAGGAGTATAGATCATGGCTTATGATGCAGCAAATCTAACTCGCCTATCTGGCGGCTCTGGTGTTACGTTGTGGCATTACACTACAACTGACGCTGCAACTGTTGTTGACGCGGCAGGTTACTTCAATGATTCAGCAAATATGTTTAATACAAATGACATTATTCTTGCTGTTACTGCTTCAGGCGGTACGCCTGTAATTAAGATTTTGTACGCAAATAGCGTTACAGCTTCTGCAGTAGACGTTGTTGATGGTACAACTGTTACAGCAACAGACACACGTTAATAGGGATGGGGGCTTCGGCCCCCAACTTTACTTATGCCTGATGTAGCAAACACACCTATTAAAGTATGCTCTCGCGCTTCTGTTTTGATTGGCGGCGACGAGATTCAGTCTTTTACAGATGGGACGCTTGAGTCTTCTGTTGCTGATTCAATTTATGAAGATATAGCACGAACAGCTTTAACAAATACACGTTGGCGTTTTGCTACTAACCAGCAACAGTTAAATCGTCTTACCGACACTCCTGTTGGTCGGTGGGATTCTGCTTATCAGTTGCCTTCTGGCACACTCTTTCTTCACGCCTTAACTGTAAATGAGCTACCCATAAAGTATGATACTTATGGTAATAAAGCTTATACAGATGCAGTTGAGTCAGATGTAGTTATTGCCGACTTTACATATCGGGCAGATGAACAAGACTGGCCTTCATTTTTTACACTAGCGGTACAACATATGGTTGCTGGCGCATTTGCTATTTCTATTGCTAGAGACTCTACGCTTTCCCAACTTATGGATCAGAAAGCACAGTTCTATATGGCGCAAGCTCGCCGCTTAGACTCACAACAGCAAACAACACGCAAGCTCAACACATCGAGGTTTATTGCACAGAGGCGAAGCTAATGCAGAGAATTAGAGTTCCAGTTAATAGCTTTCAGTTTGGTGAAGTCAGTGATTCTTTGAAAATGCGGCAAGACTCTCCAGTTTATGCTCAATCTGCAAGTAGAATTGAAAATCTTTTGGTAATGGCTGAAGGCTCTGTAAAAAAGCGTTATGGCCTAAAGCACATATACGATTACAGCTTAGCCTATGATTCTAATAATACTGAGCTTTCTCACCTTATGAGGTTTGATTTTGATGACAATGAGCAGTATATTATTTCAATCGAGCATCAGAAAATTAGAGTCTTTCAGCTAGAAACAAGTGGTGCTGTAACTCTTATCCAAACGATTACAGCAGATGTAGATTCTGCAGCACTTCCTTTCAATAAAGCTTATCTTCAAGAATATACATACGCTCAATATGGTGATGTTATGTTTATTGCCCATCCTTTGTTTGCGACCAGAACATTAACAAGAACAAGCTTAACAACATTTGAAGTTGATACTTATAGCTTTGATCAAAGAGGAGATGGGAATGTTGTTTATCAACCATACACACAGTTTCACGCACAAGGCGTAACGCTTGATCCATCAGCTACAACAGGAACAGGTATTACACTTACAGTAAGTTCAGACTATTGGGACACTGGTACTTTAGTAACAAACAATGTTGCTGCGGGAAGCTTTGTAACAAATAGCTATTACAAAATAGAAACTGTAGGCACTACAGATTTTACTTTAATTGGTGCT